CACGCAATGCACGCAACCTACCCTATTGGATTCGGCCTCTGACCTGCGAAAACAGCAAGGTTGCGTGCAGGTGCCGTGCACGCAACCTGCGCGGTACCTAACCAGAATGGTCCAGTTTCAAACTAGGACAAATACGGACATTAGCCTCGTGATCTTGCTGGGAAGGCCGCCTCCGGTTCGTCCTGCCTGGTTCCGGGGCCGGGTAGTACCCTCCGAAACATGACCGTCGGCCTGGAGTCCTTCACCTCGATGACCGCTGACGGTTGCGCCCCGTGCGCGGAGTCCCTGGCGTCCGCGCCGCAGGCTCCCCCGGCCACCCCCTCTCAGAAGCCCTCAGCGGCCTACTGGGAGGGTGTAATCGGTGTTGAGGGGGAACTGACCGGGGACGGTCGTTTCATCGAGCCCAACGCCCTTGTGTGGGGTGTGCCGATGACGGTGCGCTATGTCTCCGCCGATGTCGGCGAGCACGGTGGTGCGGTGGTGGTCGGACGCATCCTCACTGCCACCCGGCAGGCCAACGGCAGGATCTGGGCAACCGGTGACTTCGACCTGGGTTCGGCCTTCGGCGTCGAGGCCGAGCGCCAGGTGCGCGAGCGCCTGACCAACGGCATCTCGATGGACCTCGACGACGTGAGCTTCGAGGTCCGGGTGGCCGCGGAGCTTCTCGCCGACCCCGCCGTTGAGCTGACCGCGACCCCACCCGCTCCCGGCCCGGACGGAATGGTCACCGTGGCTGCGGTCAACAGTGGCGACGAGGTCCGGGTCACCACCTCGGCCCGCATCCGGGCGGCCACCATCGTGGCGATCCCGGCCTTCGCCGACGCCCAGATCTTCTCCACCGACACGGCCCCGGTGGTGGACGGGGCGCAGACCCCGGCCGCTGAGCTCCCGACGGACGGGCTGCCCTCCTACGCCGCTGGAATCGATGGGGAGCTACCGGACGGCACGATGTGCTCCACGGACCCGCAGAGCCCCGACTACGACCCCGGGTGCGTGGCTGTGCCGCCCGGGGAGCCCACCGATGACGTGACCGACGACGACATCACCGCGAGCGCCTATGCCGGCAAGCCCGGGTCGGCCGCCCACTTGATCGCCTGGTACCTCACCGGGGAGGGCGCGGCGAAGATCCGCTGGGGCACTCCCGGCGACTTCGCCCGGTGCGTGCGGATCGCCGACAATCACATGGCGAAGGAGCTGGCGAAGGGCTTCTGCGCCAACCGCCACCACGACGCGACGGGCGAGTGGCCGGGCAAGGGGTCTCAGCACTCGGCGATCGTCTCGTCGGCCGCCCCGATGAGCCCGCCGTCGGCCTGGTTCTCGGCCCCGTCCCTCAGCGCCCCGACCGCCCTCACCGTGACCGACGACGGCCGGGTCTTCGGCCACCTGGCCACCTGGAACACCTGCCACATCGGCATGGGTCACGCCGGGTGCATCACCCCGCCGCACTCCCGGGCCGGGTACGCCTACTTCCGCACCGGGACCGTGGTGACCGCCGAGAACGCCGAGGTGCCGGTCGGTCACATCACCCTGGACACCCGCCACGCCTCCACGAGCGGCCTGTCGGCGGCCGGCGCCCAGGCCCACTACGAGAACACCGGCAGCGTGGTCGCGGACGTGGCGGCCGGCGAGGACAGCTTCGGGATATGGATCGCCGGGGCCCTGCGCCCGGGTGTCAGCGCGTCCCAGGTGCGCGAGCTGCGCGCCTCCCCGCTCTCGGGGGACTGGCGCCGGGTGTCGGGCAACCTGGAACTGGTGGCCGCGCTCGCCGTCAACGTCCCCGGCTTCCCGATCCCGCGACCGGCCGGCCTGGTCGCTGGTGGCGTGGTCCAGTCCCTGGTGGCCAGCGGCATGGTCCCGCCGCGCCAGGTGCTCACCCCCGGCACCGACGGCGCGCTGAGCATGGACGACCTGACCTACCTCAAGCGGCTGGCCGACCGCGAGCGCGCCGAGGAACAGGCTCTCCTGGCGGCCGGCTCCCTGCCGTCCGCGACCGATCTGGCCCGCCGGGTCCGGGCCTCGGCCCTCTCGGCCCGGGCCCACCGATAGGAGCCCGATGCTCGACCAGAAACAGATCGACAAGCGCTTCAATCACCACCCGCCGGACGCCGAGCGGGTCCGCTCCCACGAGTACGTCCGGGCGCAGACCAAGTCGCTGGCGGCAGAGTTCAACCGGGTCGTCCCAGACGGCCGGGAGCTGTCCCTGGCGCTGACCAAGCTGGAAGAGGCCCTGTTCTGGGCCAACGCCGCAATCGCACGAGACACCGAGGAGTAACCAATGGCCTGCGGATGCCAGAAGAACGCAACCCCTCCGGCCGGTGCTGCCCGCCCCGACCCGTCCGGCAACTCGACCCAGGGCATCCCCCAGCCGGTACAGAGGGTCACCCAGCAGTACGAGCTGACCACTCACAACGGCTCGAAGGAGTCGTTCGGCTCCCGGCTGGAGGCCAACGCCGCCCGGGTCCGCGCGGGCGGCGGGAGTATCCGCCCGGTACGCTGAGCCCCACGGCACCCTCCTCGGTGTGGCAGTAGCACCGGTTCCCGGACTCGACTCCGGGGGCCGGTGCTATTCTGCGTTTCAGCAGTACAACTGGTCGCGGTGGCACATAGGCCCGGACTCCTCTCACCCAGGAGACCCGATGCGCGTAAGTGCCCACCACCCCTGCAAGGATTTTGGCCTGCTGACGTACGCGGCCGAGACCCCCGACGAGCCCGACTTCGTGTTCCCGCAGGATCTTTCGTCCCTCGACGACGAGGCCCTGTCGGCCCTTCACACCACGGCGATCGGCCACTTCGACAGCCTCTACGGTGACGGTAAGTCACTGTCGGACACCGACGTCGCCACCCTCTCCTCGCTGACCGAGGGCATCGAGACGGTGCTGGCCGAGACCAGCACCCGCCAGGCCGCCGCGGCCGAGCGCTCGACGCTGGCCACCGAGCTGGCCTCCCGGGTGCACACCGAGTCGCGGACCGAGGAGATCACCGACGAGGAGAAGCCCGACCCCGAGGCGACGCCGGAGGACGAGGAGGAGAAGCCCACCCCGGCCACCCCCGAGCCGGAGCTGGTCAGCGTCGTTGCCAGCGCCGAGCAGGTACCGGCCCGCCGGGAGATCCGGGTCAACATGGGCTCCCTGCGCAGTCGCAGCCAGCCCGCCCTCGTCGCCTCCAGCGACCCGCAGCAGGCGTCCGACCTGATGTACTCGACCGGCGAGGGGATCGGCTTCGTCGCCGGCCAGGCGATGACCTGGGACCAGGTCGGCCAGGCCGTCGACCGGCGTCTCGCCGGGTTCAACCAGTCGCAGTACGCCGCGGCGGCCAACTCCGGCAAGCACATCAGCCAGCAGGGCGGCGTGGTCGCGATCCGCAAGCCGTTCGCCTCGGACCTGATGGTCTCCGGCACGGACGCCACCGATGCCATGAACCGGGCCGTGGACGAGTCCCGCCTGCCCGGCGGGTCCCTGGTCGCGGCCGGCGGCTGGTGCGCCCCGAGCGAGCGCATGTACGACCTCCTGGAGCTGGAGAGCCGCGACGGCCTCGTCAGCCTCCCGGAGATCGGCGTCACCCGCGGCGGCATCCAGTGGACGACTGGTCCCGACTTCACCACGATCTACAGCTCCACCGGCTTCGGGTACACCGAGGCCAACGACATCGCGGGCAACTACGCGGTCGACGGCACCGACTTCCACAACGGCACCGGGGCCGGCGGCAACAAGCCCTGCTACACCGTGCCCTGCCCGACCTTCGTCGAGGCCCGCCTGGACCTGGCCGGCCTGTGCATCAACGCCGGTCTCCTCCAGCAACGCGGCTACCCCGAGGTGATCAGCCGGGTCGTGCGCGGCGCCCTGGTCGCCCACGACCACAAGATGAGCGCCCGCAAGATCCTCGCTCTGGTGGCCGGCTCGACCGCGGTCACGATGACCACGGGCACGGTGGGCACCACATCCCCCCTGCTCACGGCGATCGAACTCCAGACCGAGCACTACCGGTACCTGCGCCGGATGCGCCGGGCCATCACGCTGGAGGCGATCTTCCCGTACTGGGTCCGGGGCGCGATCCGCTCGGACCTGGCCCTGCGTACGGGTGTCGAGTTGCTGAACGTCACCGACGCCCAGATCGACGCCTGGTTCTCCTCGCGGGGGATCAACCCTCAATTCGTCTACGACTGGCAGCCGCTGACCGGGGCGGCCGGATCGTTCATCCAGTGGCCGACCACCGTCCAGTTCCTGCTGTACGCGGCCGGGACCTGGGTCATCGGCGGGTCCGACGTGATCACGATCGACACCCTGTACGACTCGGCCTTGCTGGGACAGAACAACTTCACCGCGCTGTTCACCGAGGAAGGCTGGCTGGCGGCCAAGCGGGGCTTCGACTCCCGCGTGATCACCGTCCCGATCTGCTCCTCGGGTTCGACCGGTGGATCGGTCCCGCTCGGCTGTGACGGCACCACGACTGTCGTTGACGCGACCGCCCCGGCCCCGGGCACGATCGCCTCCAGCTCGATCACCACCACCGGCTACACCCTGACGATCTCCGGTGCCTCGGACACCGGCGGAACCGGCCTGGCCGCCCTGCCGTACCGGTTCACCTCGGACGGCGGTACCACCTGGAGCGCTTGGCAGGCGGCGGCGGCCTTCGCGGTCACCGGCAAGGTCACCGGCACCGCCTACCCGTACAACCGGGCCCAGGTGCGTGACATGAACGGCAACGTGTCTTCGACGCCGTTCCTCTCGGTCACCACGAGCTGATCCCCGTGACCACGGTGGCGCCTGCGGCGCTCATTGAGAACGGAGGGGCCGTACGGCAGCCGATGCCGTACGGCCTGTTCTCCGCCTTCGCTCTGCGCCCGGGGGGTGCGGACCGGTGGGAGTCCGGGGTCATCTTCGAGACCGGGACGTGTGACCCGGTCGACGCGATCGGGCAGTGGCAGTGTGCGCCGGACGGCACCGTCGGCCTGCCGAAGGATCTGGACGCCAACACCCCGGCTCCCGGCGAGGCGACCCCGTTCACGGTCTACGGGCATTTCCAGTGCTCGCCCGTGGGGTACACGCCGGAGAAGGCCCAGCAGCTGGCGGACGAGCACCTGCGCGCCCGGGAGGAAGCCCGGGTCGAGCAGGCCCTCTGGACCGGGGACGCCGGCAACGTTCCGAGCCTGGAGGACGCCGGCACCGTCACGGTCGGCGCCGGAACCTCGGACGTCGTGGCCGGGCTGGGTCTGCTGGAAAACTTCCTCGGGGACAGCTACGGCTCCCTGGGCGTGATCCACATGACCCGGCAGACGGCGACCGCGTTGCTGGCCCGATACGCCGTCATCGTCTCCGGGGGCCGCCTGACCACGGCTCTCGGTACGCCCGTCGTGGCCGGTGCCGGATACCCCGGCACCGGCCCGGCGGGTCAGGCCGCGGCGGCGGGCACCCAGTGGATGTTCGCCTCCCCGGCCCTGTTCGGGTACCGCTCCGACGTCTTCACCTCCTCCAGCCGACCGGGCGACCTGTTCGACCGCCGGACCAACGATCTGTACGCCGTGGCCGAGCGGAGCTACCTGCTGGGGTTCGACCCCTGCGGAGTGGCTGCCGTCCTGGTCGATCTCGACTGACGACTAGGAGTCAAAAGTGCCTGAACATTGTTTTGTGCCTGTCTTGGGCAAGCGCATCCGGGTGACATCTCTCGACGACTGCGGCAACCCTCCGGCCTCCGGGGTCGTCGGCACCTCGGTGGTGACCGACGGCTTCATCACCGCCACGCTGTCCTCCGAGGTGGAGGACGGCGCGGAGATCATCACGAAGAAGGCCGACGGCAGCCTGTGCGTGAACCAGAAGCTGGCCTCCAGCTTCAAGCGGTTCACCGTCGGCCTGGAGTTCTGTGGCGTGCACCCCTCCCTCCTGGAGAAGGTCACCAACGCCCAGATCTACGCCGACTGGAACGACGACCCGGCCGGTTTCACCGTGGGTGAGGGCACGATCGACTCGAAGTTCGCCCTGGAGCTCTGGACCGGTCTGTCCGGGACGGCGTGCCTGCCCGGCGTCGCCTTCTCCGGTGGGTACATGCTCCTGCCGTTCCTGGTGGCCGGCGTGCTCGGGGACATCACGGTGGACGGCGAGAACGCGGTCACCTTCTCCCTGACCGGTGCCTACACCCAGGGCGGCAACACCTGGGACGTCGGCCCGTACAACGTGGTGCTGGACGACCTCGGCGCCCCGGCGAAGCTGCCGACGGCGCTGGACCCGCTCGATCACCTGCTCCTGATCGACACGAGCCTCACGCCGCCGGAGCCCTCCTGTGACCCGTTGCCGATCCCGCCGTACATCCTGACCGTCACCCCCGCGACGGGTGTGGCCGCCGGAGGCACGGCCACGGTCATCACCGGATCGGGCTTCACCGGGGCGACCGCGGTCAACTTCGGGGCGACCCCGGGCACGTCCTTCTCGGTGGTCAACAACACCACGATCAACGTC